AGCACCAGAGGCAGCTACTGTTGTAAAAGCACCAGTAGTAGGAGTAGTAGCACCCACAGTACCATTGATGTTGATAGAGGCTGTACCTGTAAGGTTAGTTACAGTACCACTAGCAGGAGTACCCAACACAGGGGCAGTCAAAATAGGACTTGTTAATGTCTTATTTGTAAGAGTCTCTGTACCTGTCAATGTAGCAAAGCCACTAGCAGTAAACGCTGCGCTAGTCCATGTTGAACCTGTCCACACAAACAAATTGCTAGTCGATGTATTCCAGTACAAAGCACCTGTGAGCAAAGCGTTACCATCGTTATCAACAGTGGGTGCTGAACTCTTAGAACCTAAATATCTGTCATCAAAGGCATCGTAAGTGTTAGCAGCATCAGTAGCACTAGCAGCAGCGTTTGTTGCGCTTGTAGAGGCATTACCTGCGCTTGTAGAGGCATTTGATGCGCTAGTAGAAGCATTAGATGCAGAAGTCGCAGCAGCAGCAGCACTTGTCGCAGCAGATGTTGCACTACCCAAGATGCCATCAACATAAGTCTTAGTGGCAGCGTCTTGGTTATTGGTAGGGTCACCCAAACCAGTAATCTTAGAAGTACCCATTGCAATAGCACCACTCATTGTGCCACCGCTAGTAGATAACTTACCACTCAGAGAAGTATCAATCTCAGTCTTTGTGTAAGCATCTGTGATACCGAAACCAGAAATGGTTGTTGGGTTAGTACCTGCTGTAATACGTCCGTAAGCATCAGCCGTAACAGACTTGTATGTGCCAGCAGTAACAGCAGTTGTAGCCAAATCAATGTTGTCCGAATTGACAACAATACGACTAGAAGACGCTGTTCCAACATCTAGTGTGTTACCAGTTTTTGTAAGACCTGCGCCAGCAGTAATCTGACCAGCACCAGAAAACTGTGCAAAAGTAATTGGCGTAGTTCCTAAAGTACCACCTGCTGTAATAGTACAGATAAAGCCATTAGAGCCGTTTACTGTACCGCCTTCAACAAAGGTGTAAGCAGCTACCAACTCAGCATAAGTGTCAGCGTCTGTTGTTCTAGTCCATGAACCAGATGCACATAAGTAGATACCATTTGCAGAAGCAGTAGTCTGGTCTTTAACCAATACTCGGTCACCAGCAATAACAGATATTCCGTCTATGGTCTGTGCGCCAGATAACGTAATGTTAGCTGTTGTAGCAGCAACCACAGACGCTTTAGCATCAATACCTTGGGCAATAGCATCTACATAAGACTTGGTTACCGCATCAGCATCAGCCGTTGGAGTACCAAGACCTGTAATCTTGTTTGTACCCATAGCGATAGCACCAGACATAGTGCCACCAGCAAGATTAAGTTTTAAGTTGTCAGCAGTATCTACATAACCTTTAGTGGCTGCGTCAGATGCGTTAACAGGTGTAGCCAATCCTGTGATTGTTCCTACTGTCCCAGAGGACATATCCAAAGTGCCATCAATCGTGACGTTATTGAATGTAGAAGTTCCTGTAGCAGTTGTTACGTTACCAGAGACATTGCCTGTCAGGTTACCTGTGACATTACCTGTTACAGCACCTGTGTGTGTACCAGTAGTGTTACCAGTTACGTTACCTGTCAAACCACCTACAAAGCCTGTGGAGGCAGTTACTGTAGTTCCTGTGATAGCTTGGGCAGATGAGCCACCAATCACCGCACCATTGATAGTTCCACCAGTAATAGTGGCAGACGATGATGTGAGTGGGCCTGACAGACCAGCCGTAGCCGTTAAAGTGCCTGTCAGCGTAGATGTTCCAGTAACAGATAAGTTACCGCCTACAGTTACATTGTCGCCAGCAGAACCATCTTGAAAGTTCTTCAACTGAGCCATCAATGTACGAATAGCATTGTTGACCAAAGATGGGGCCATACCCTCCGCTAAGTTAATACTGTTAATGTCAGTATTGTTATTAGCGGTACTGCTGTATTCTGAAATCTTGGTCTTTGCCATGTTAGTCCTTATTGGATACCCAAAAGATTACGCTGTTCTTCGTCTAAGTCTTCCATAGACAATAGACCTCTAGCTGTTGTTGGTGTAACAGCCCTAAAAGGACTACCAATTGTCTGTGGAACTCCACCAGTACGCATCATATTGGTTAAGTCCTCTACGCTACCTCTACGCATATTAGTAGCTAATCCACGAGAGCCAGCAGCACCAATAGTTAAAGGAATTCCAATCATAGGTGCTAATGCTGTAGTTCCAACACTAAGACCAACTGGCACAACACCAGTAGGTGCAAAGCGTCCAAAGAACTTCAACATATTTTGAACACTACCACCTTTAGCAGCTTGCTCAATAGCGTCCTGTTCAGTCTTAGTAAACAATCGCATTTTCTTGTCATTCTTAGCAAGTTGGCGCAATTGTTTAGCAAGTGAGTTTTCTTCACCAGACTGAGTAAATTTACTTCTATCTAGTTTAGCTTCATTAAGCATATCCTCAAAGACTTCAGACTTCTTCATCTTTGAATAAGCGTTACGAGCCTCAGACCACAACTGACCTGCGTTTTTCATGTCTCCAGAAGCAATTGATTCTTTGGGGACAGTCATCAAGTAGTTATCGTAGTCGTCCAAAAGAATAGATGCCATTCGTCTTTCTTCTGGCTCAATACTTTTTTGACCAGAACGAATCATCTTACGCAAGGCTTGAAGTTCAGTCCAATCTTTTGGTTGAGCAGTAGAAGTAAGTTCTTCAATAGCACCAGCAACTTTTGGAAATGCTTTAGGCGTATATCCTTCTTGCCTCAAGCCCTTGGCAATATCATCCATTGCATTAACAAACTCATCAGTTTTTAACTGAACACCAGACCTTTGAAGTTGGTCATATCTGTCTGTTGCAATTCTGTCTAATGCTTGAGTAGATAAAGCCTCTTGTTTTTGAGGACGCTTAACACTACCAGCAGCACCAGTAGCTAATGTGGTAGCTGCGCCATATAAAGGATTACCAGTAGCTTCTGTAACTGTTTGACCAGACATAACAGCCGTAGGAGTCACAATCGCTTGTGTCTTAGGGGCTACAGCAAGTTGCTCTGCAACTCCACGAGTCACAGGAGATGCAGCAGTTGTAGATGCTTTAATCAAAGCAGGGATAGTTCTAGCCACCCCTGTCATTGCTTCTAATCCACCACCAACAACTCGCTCAGTTGGTGTTTGTGTCTCTGGCGCAGCAGGAACACCAGAACGAGTCATCAAGTTTTGAATTGCTTGAGATGCTGGAATAAGACGCTTATCAGTAAATGGAGAAGCAATTACATTTAATAGCGCATTAACTGCATCAGCAGCAGGGACAGCCATTGAACCAGCAAGAGCACCCAAAGGGCCACCATACGAGCCAATACCTGCGCCAGCTAATGTAGGGGCAACAGAACGATAGACTAAACCTGCACCACGCTCAAATGATTCTCTGAGTGTTGGAGATTTTGGTTGAGCATTTTCTAACTCAAACCTACGTCTAAACTCAAATTCTTCTGTTTCATCCATGATTAGTCCTTCTTACCTTGTTGGGTAATCCAATTTTGATAACGTTGCTCTTTAGCAGGGTCATATTGGAATGGAGATGTTTGTTCTGGTTGAGTAGGGGTAGTTGGCAATTTAGGTATTGGTGCAGTAATCTGACCAGCAGCACGACCAGAAGAAACTTCAGCAGATTTAAGCAAGTTATTAAGACGCTCTTGCTTTGTTTTAATCTGTGCTGGCTTGTCTTCTAATTGTGGGAAGTAAGCCCTTCTATAACTTTCTAATTGTTCACGAGTGTATGCCGCACCAGTTCCCAAAGTTAAAGCAGCATCAAGAATATCTAATTGCGCTGCCTCAACAATTTGTCGTTTTTCTGTAGTTAGTTTGTTTGGCAAAAAGTCTGTGCGTGATATAAAACGAGCAATCTCTGCTGTAGTGCTTGGTAAAGCCGCTTTAGGGTCAGCACCAATAGCTTCATTCATTTGTCCAACGCTGAAATTTAATCTGCTTGCAAGAACTGCTGATTTACGCTCACCTTCCGATGGCATATTGATAGTTGTGGTTGGACGCTTTTGCTCTTGTAACTGAATATATGCTGCCTGTTGGTCTTTAGGCAACTTCATAAAATCTTGGAACTCTTTAATTGAGCCAGCAGGTGCATCAGGTGCGGTATAAAGAACACGCATATCGTCTTTATCAAGAACAACATTTCCAACTGTTACAGTATCACGCTTCTTTGAACCAGCAACCAATTTAGGAGGCATACCAGCAGAAATCTCATAAAGCGCACCATTAACTTCTTTGTACTCTGGTTGCATTGCTTTCTGAGATGCAACTAACTCGCCTAGTGCTTTGCGTCCTTCAGCAGAACCCATTAACTGAGGTATTGCTTTTTGCAAATCAAAGCCACCAGCAGTCATGCCTTCGCCTACTCGCTGACCCATTATGTCCTCGCCATAAATCTCTTGTGGCTTGGTTACAGCACCTTGGATAACACCTTGAATTCGTTGTTGTTCAGCTAATGCTTGTTGTTCTAATTTACGCTTACGAATCATGTCAGCCAACTGGACATTCTGTAACTGGTTTTGCAATGTCTCTTGCATACCACCTTTATAGGCTTTCTGACCACGTTGTAAGCCTTCAGCAATAGACTGACCAGTATTACCACCTTGGAATAAACGCCCTGCTAGGGCATACAAGGCTTGTGCTTGTGCGTCTTCACGATTGCGTGATATATCTCCTTGAGACATACCAAGTAGCCCCATAGTGTCAACACCACCTGTACCAAAAATGTCTAATAGTCCAGCCATGTTAGTCCTTAGAAATTTAAACCAAGGTCTTGATCACCATAAGATGCCCAGAACCAAATCCAGAATTTAAAAAACTTGAACCAAAAGGATTTAAATAACTTAAATTAGGTGAGCCAAGATTCTTATACAAACCACCACCAACAGCCGCTAGACCTAAAGCATTTTGGAAGCCACTTGGCCCTGATGATTGTTGGTTAGTAACTCTACCTAGTGGGTTGCCATATACCAATGACAGATAGTTTTGCAAGTTCTGTTGTGGTTGGTTTTGCAAGAAGTTAAACTTAGCAATGTCAGCTTGAGTTTGTTGACCTGTGTAGCCCTCACGCAGTTGACCTGCATTTAACAACTGTTGAATGTCTTGGTAGTCAGCTTGAGCCATTGAAGGTGCAGCCATCGTAGCTTGCTGTTGCGCCCCACGCTCTTGAGCATAGTTCTGGTAAGCAAGTTGTCCAGCCGTATTAGCCAAGTTCTGAGCAAATGTGTTAGTTGCTCTATCTTGCAAGCTACCCATAGCACCAGAGCCATAACGCCCTGCTAGACTAGCTTTAGAACCAATGTCACCTAGTGTCTGTCTGTACTGAGATTCAGCAGCAGTAGCAGCAGGTCTAAACGCACCTTGGAAGAATGGATTACCGCTTAGATAATCACCAGAGATAGTGCCTTGCAGTTGCTGTTGAGCAGACTGCAATAAAGGATTACCAACAGAAGCACGAGCCTCTAAAGCCTGTAATCCAGTTTGTGTAGTTGCTGAAGGGCTTACATAAGTCTGACCGCCATAGTACGCAGGGCCACCGCCCTGATATAGCTTTTGTGCTTCAGTCAAACCATATTGCAGGTAGGGCTGAATTGTCGGGTCAATTGAAGTGGTAGTAGTAGCCATCTTTACTCCTAGAGTTTCGGATTCCAAGATGGGTCATCCACGGAATCCATTATACATAAATTATTAAAATCAACCAATAATTGCATACCGATATGTCTTATTAGCAGTTGAATTTGCAAAGTGGGTAATCGTAGCCGTACCCTGTCCTTGGGAACTAGCGTAGATGTTTGTTGAGGCAGCAAGTGACACTAGGTTAACAGTAGCTATCACAGAAGGCGTAGATGGTCTTGTAGGGCTTGTTCCAGCAACATAATGCTCAATAACAACACCAACATCTGACGCTCTCCACATCAACTGAATATAGTCATTAGCTGCCAAATTTACATAAAAGTTCATTGCCCCAATCAAGTGATATGGGTCACCAGATGCTTTTCTCTGGGCTAAACCAAACCTACTGTTAGAAGCAGCTATATCTGTTCCGTTCTTTCTGAACCAAATATCTGCATCTTGTGAGTCATTTGTTGTGTTTTTCAGTTGGATAGAAAACTGTATGTTATACAACCCTGCCACTTTTACATTCAACCTAGAACTATTTGATAAAGTAACCCCATTAGAAAAGTCTGTTGTATCAAAGGTAATAGGATAGGCAGTCGTTGTATTAGCTACAGTCTGGTCTGTTCCATCTTGAAAAGCACCATAAGGCGCATAATCAGCAAAAGCAGCAGCAGAGGCAGGGACAAAGACAATCACGCTGTCTGGGCCTATCCTTCGGTCTGTCAAAGTGGTAGTTAAAGCCCCACCAGTTGCCAGAGTCAAAGTCCCTGTGTTATTGGTCTTTCCGTCCATGATGCCACGGACAACCTCAGCCACAGCCCTCTGGTCACCACCAAAAGCAGGTAGGCTTCTAAACATCAGCGAACCCCTTGTGGCGTAACATCCACATCCACAGCCACAGCAGTCTTCCAAGCAGAACCAGTAGGTGTTAGCTTTAATCTGTGATATCTACCAGCACTACGCAAAGAAACCCGGTTCTCAGAGTCAGCAGCAATTGGATTACCATAAGTAACACTTTGGTTTAGCAATGTGCGTGAAGCAATAGATAAAGAACCAGAACCATTGTCAACAATAGGTCTAGCTAGGGTTACTACTGAGTTTGCACCTACGTCTATGTCGCCAGTAGCAATGCTTCCTGTCAAACTAACACCAGTAAAGGAATAAACCCTAGTTCCCAAAGTACCGCCTAAGAAATACTTTCCACCAACAAACAGCAAAGAATCTAAACTGGTTGTTAATGCGTCAAGGCTTCCAGACACAGAGTCAAGTTCTTCAAGAGTCAATGCGCCAGATGATGCCTCACCCAAGTAATCTGTCCCTGCATCGCCATAAGTCCACTTCTTAGTGGCAAAGTTGTAAATCATCAGTTTACGATTTGCGTCAACGCTTCTGTAATTCCAGATTACAAGTTTGCGAACAGGGTCAATAGCAGCAGACATAGATGGGTAGTCTGTCTCACTAGCGTCTGACAAGAAGAATCTATCTACCTTCTCAGCACCAATAGCAACAACTTGTTGACCATCGCACATATAAAAACCATCGTCTGACAAGAAGAATGTAATGCCTTGGTACTGAGCAATAGAGCCAGCTACCATGCACCCTTTATTCCTAGAGATATTGTCAAACTGGAATATAAACGGAGTGCCTACATAGGTCATTCGGTGAATGGAACGCTCTAGCAGAACTAGACCAAACTCACCACCACGGATTCCTACAATCTGTCCACCATCAGGAATGTCCTGATAGTCAGACTGAGTGTTTACATTCTCTGTCCAATCTGTTTCATCATTGATAGCTGACCAACGAACACGATACTGTTGTTGTGTCGTTTCTAGCGTATTGGCGCAAACAACAAAATCACGAACAACTGTAATAAATTTAGCAATAGGCGCACTAGCAGACACTTCAGCAAAAGTGCTAGAAGTCCCAAGCACCCAAGATTTTAGTTTTTCAGCGTTATTACAGATAATTACAGTCTTACCAAACTGAGTAAACCTTACTCTATCGCTTGCATTAGTTGTCAAGCCTGTATTTACTTGCGTTAATGCACCAGTTCCACCAACTGTATAAATCTTAGATAGTCCAGCAGTAAATAAAAATGTGTTTCCATTTGGTGCTTTTGCAGCATACAAAGAAGTTAAGTTCTCTGCTGCTGCGCTTGATAAAGATACTGGCGTAGGAAATGGGCCATAACCAATAGCTTGAGACACCACATTCTTAGCGTCTGTCAAAGCACCAGAGATACCTGATTGGTCAGGCATCCACTCGCCAAATGTTACCCTTGTCGTAGCCATGTGTTACTTCCTTGAGACTGAGTAGTCCATGTATTGTCATTAGCAGATACTGGAGTCCATGTGTTTGTGTCACCTGCTACTGGTGTCCAATTCTCGCCAAGAATAACGCCATTTGCAGTCACAGTTGCAAAGCAAGTTATAGATGGGCTTACATTGTTTACCAAAGAACCCAATGCAGTTACTGTTGCATCAGCTTCAATACTTGCAGAACCTTCAGCAATCAATCCACCATTTGCTACAAAAGTAGCTTCAGCAGTTATAGATGCACTACCAAACTGAACAAGTATTCCACTAGCAGAAACTGTAGCACTAGCAGTTATGCTTGCACTAGCATTTTGAATAACACTAGCACTAGCAGATACAGTCGCACTACAGGTTATATCCGCAGTAGCAGATTGAACCCTAGATGCACTAGCCGTTACAGTTGCTGTTGCATTAACAGAACCATAGGCATCCCACAAAGTAACAGACGTTGTATATAGAGAACTGTCTAAAGTTAGAGTCAGGTCATCTATGCTTGACTTTAAATTGTCAAGCGAGTCTATCGTCCAAGGCGGGAGTAAATCTGCCATCTTATGCCAATGTTACTGACAAAGAACCTGTAGCAATACGGAATACATCACCAGTTGCAATCGTCTTAGAAGCGTCTAGTGCCGTGTGATACAACAAGTTACCTGCTGTAGAAGCATCACGGATTCCAATGTGTGTGATTGTTCCCCAAGCACCGCCAGCTTGAGGAAATTCCACAGCAGCAGAGTTTGTAGATACACCATCAGAAGGCGCACCAAAAGTCACAGCTTGACGAACATACGATGTGCCAGAACACTCTGTTCCTGTATCAGCATCAGTTGGGTCAGTTGTGTAGAGTGCTACATAAACAGTTGTTGGTGCTGTGTAAGCAGTCGCTCTCAACGTAACATTTATAAGAGCATTTTCCAAATAGTTAGACATTTCAGCCATAGTTTCACCTTGCAGTTAATTTCATTGCCAATGGGACACCAGAGTATTGACCTTCTTCGTCAGACTTGGTGAGCGAGGAGATTGCTCGGTCATACATAGAACCCCATGTATTGATTCGTGCGTCATTCATTAGATAAGGTTCTGCTTCAACCAATGCACCATATAGCAAGCCATCAGGGGCAACATTTAGAAATACGTTAGACACGTTACTGCTAGTCAAGTATGGAGGCGCAGAATAATAGAGCATCTTTAACGTATAAACGCCATCAGGTGCAGGTGCTAATTGAAACTCACTAGCAAGAATAGTGTAAGACTTAGGAACACCAACTTCTGATGTTCTTGGGTCATTAGATAACGATGAAGGGCTAGAGTAACTCAATGGTTGAATTGGGTTAGTCATCACTACAAAGTCACGAATCTCTAAGAAGTCGCTAGGTAGTTCTACAGTTGCGTCACCAGATACTGTGCTAGTTGTTACAGACTTGAGCATCTGACGAATACGCAGTTCTCTACGCAAACG